GTCGAGGTATTGAGGGATCTCAACGACATGACCAATACCCCAATTATCATGCTGGGCATGGAAAACGCGGAAAAGAATCTGCGGAACATCCGGCATCTCTATGACCGCTTCACCTCCATTATCCGGTTTGAGCTGTTCGATGTTGAAGAAATCCGAGGTCTGGCCGAGTCGATCTGTTCGGTGAAACTGACGGATTGCGCCCTGCAGTACATCACCCAGACCGGCCAGGGAAAGCTGCGGACAACCACAACCTGGTTCGCCAGGGCAGAGCAGCTGGGAAAGCGGAATAAGCTGGAAGAGGTCACCGCCGCCCACCTGAAATCCTTTATCGACAGGTGAAACCATGACGGTACTGGAACCTGTAATTCAATTCATTTCGGGATACCAAAAACAGACTGTCACCCTCACCCAGGTCACGACCGGCGCGGATCGGCCGCGTAAGCCGGTATTGAGGGTTATGGACCGTCTTGTTCGCGAAGGCTACCTCGAAGAGATTGAGGATAACCGGGAGATGAAAGGGTATCGCCAGTTCGGTCCCGAGCTGAGAAACCCGGCATGGAAGATCCTCTCCAAGCCCCTGGCCGGGATAACCCCAAAAAGGCCGAAGAAGCGCACGGTGCGCGACCGGATCTGGCATCTGATTCGCTCCAGGCGGAGATTTACCCGTGCAGATCTTCAAAGGCTGGCATCCACAAGCATAGCCAGCGCCGAAGATTACACCAAGCTACTGGAGCGGGACGGCTACATACGGGTGATCGGCAAAGACGGCCGCCAAAAGGTCTATCTGCTGATCAAGGATCCGGGGCCTGTGCGGCCTGTGATAAAGGAGAAAACCGATGACTGACTGGCTGAGAATACTGCAAAAGCATGTCGATCAAAAGGGCTCGCAGGTAGTGATCCGCGAGCTCGATATTTCTTCCGCCACCCTGTCCCTGGTCCTGCGCAGCAAATACCAGGCCAGCACGGAGAGGATCGAGCAGAAGGTCATGGCCATCTACGGGGCCGACGGCAAGGTGAATTGCCCGGTCCTGGGCCAGATCGAGCCGTCCCGATGCATCGACAATTTCAAGCGGGCGCAGACCATCAGGATGCCCGGAAACCCCGCAACCATCCGGCTGTATATGGCCTGCCGGAGATGCACGTTCAGATAATTACCGCCGGGTGACGGTACCGAGAACCCCGGCAAACCACCATTAAGGAGGCAGATATGAATTCATCCACATTACAGCTGGAACAGCAGCAGAACACCCTGCAATCGATCATCAAAGGAATAGAAATTATCGAGGAGACGGTCACCAGTTCCACCGTTTCGCTTTCACTCAATCGCTACGATCCCCGGATTTTAGCCGCTTTTTTCATGGGCAAGGCCCAGGAATTGAAGGCTGGCATCGGGGCATACAGCACAACCGTCACCGCCATATACGATAAATGGGTGCCGATCGACCTGGTCGATCTCACGACCTGCGAGGTAAAGGATAAAACCGATCTTACCGCCTATGAGGCGGAGGAGGACTATCAGATCAACCTGCGCATGGGGATGATAAAAGCGCTCTCTACCGGCTCAATCAAAGACGGCGAGATCCTGCATCTGTCCGGCAACCCTTGCGGCCTCTTTGGCTGCTGATCTGCGCGAAACCGTCATCCTCTTCAACGCCTCCCGGCTGGAATTTTATACCGGGCTTTCCACCTGGCAGACCTTTGGCAAAGGCTGGGCCAGGCGGGTGGCAAACAATCTAAGAAAAGGAGCGCATGATGTCTTTTGATCCCATCACCGCCGCGCTTGATATCGGCGGCAAAATAATCGATAAACTCTGGCCGGATCCGGCCCAGGCCGACGCGGCCAGGCTCGAACTTTTAAAGCTCCAGCAATCAGGAGAGCTGGAGATCATCAGCGGACAGCTGGAGATCAACAAGATGGAGGCCGCCAACCCCAGCCCGTTCGCTTCCGGCTGGCGGCCCTTTGTCGGCTGGGTTTGCGGCAGCGGCTTTGCCATCCAGTTCGTGATCGGCCCGCTGGCCGAATGGGCGGCGGCCCTGGCCGGTCATCCGCTGCAATTTCCGCAGATGGATATGGCAACCATGATGCCCTTGCTCCTGGGTATGCTGGGCCTTGGCGGGATGCGGTCATTTGAAAAGATGAAATCGTAGCTGTCAGCGACGCCGGTCAACCGGCAATATGCAGGACGGGACGGGGATGTTAGAGCATCCCCCAACCACTCAGCCGTGTAAGCCCACGGAAGGAGGCCGACAGGGTTCACCTGCGTAAGTCCCGATGCTTTGGAGCACGGGGGAGGTTTAGCAGATGGACCGGCAAATTCAAAGGAAAAAAATGAAAGGATTCATCCCCTATTTCGGAGGAAAATCACGGCTCGCAAAAACCATCATCAATAAAATCCCTGAGCATACCTGCTATATTGAGGTTTTCGCAGGCGGGGCCAGCGTCTTCTTTGCCAAGGATCCTTCGCCTGTGGAAATCATCAATGACCTGGATAAAGACCTGACTACCCTGTACCGCGCGATCAAGCATCATCCCGAAGAGCTGTACCGGCAGTTCAAGTTCACATTGGTTTCGCGGACCGAGTTCGAGCGTGAAAAAGAGATCAACCCAGAGTCCCTAACCGATATCCAGCGAGCAGCCCGATACCTCTATCTGCAGAAATCTGCCTTCGGCGGCCATATCACCGGCCAGACCTTCGGGACCAGCACAACACGCAAACCCAGGCTCAACCTGCTCTCTTTGGAGATCACCCTTGAGGAATCCTGGCGCAGGCTTGCCCATGCCGTCATTGAGTGCAAGGACTTCCGCGACCTGATCCCCCGCTACGATAGGCCACATTCCTTCTTCTTCCTGGATCCGCCCTACTGGAATATCCCCGGATACAAGTACGATTTCACCCGGCAGGACTTCCTTGATCTGAAAGAACTGCTGCAAAATCTCAAAGGCAAATTCCTGATGACCATCAACGACACCCCGGAAATCCGGGACATCTTCAAAGCCTTCACAATCGAGCAAACCACCCTGAAATACTCCATGAGTGCTGCTCCTGGATCCAGGGCGAAGGTCCGTACCGAACTGCTCATTTCAAACTATGTTTAA